TAATCTAATAAGTTTAGGAAATCTAGGTATTATACCTAAACACCCATTTTTAAAAGAAAAATATGGAAATTCAGCTGCATAATATTCTTTCAGAAATTCGTGGAGATGTGGTTCATACTCGGAATCAATAAATTTTCGCAATACCATATTATTTTACTTACATATAAGAAAAAAGTTAAAGAAAAAAATCACTATTTAATTAAGTATGGACACGTGTTCTGTATGCTGTGAAAATTTCAATAAAACAACTCGTAAAAAAGTGACGTGTCCGTTTTGTGAGTACAAATCGTGTAAAGAGTGTACACAAACTTATTTACTGTCATCCTCAGAAAACGCGCATTGTATGAAATGTAAACACGAACTAAACAGGTCTTTTATAGATTCGTTTTGTACGAAAAGGTTTAGAAACTGTGAATATAAAAAACATAGGGAAAATGTACTTTTCGAACGAGAATTAATAAAAATGCCAGAAACACAACCAAAAGTTGAACGTATATTACGTGCACGTGAAATAAGAAGAGAATATTACATTGTTCAAGATTCATTGGCAAATGTTAGAAGTGATAGAAGAGATGCAGAACTATTAGAATACCCAATAGATGTGTATAATGAATTAGAAACCGATTTGTATTTGAAAATAGATGAATTGATTTTAGAGATGAATACTTTAAATTCAGAATACACCGACCCGAACGAAAATTTAATAAGAAAATTTGTTAGAATGTGCCCATCTGACGAGTGTAGAGGATTTATAAATGAAAATTGGAAATGTGGTTTGTGTAAACAGCAGTTCTGTAAACAATGTAATGAAAAGGTTGATGAAGGACACGTGTGTGACCCAGAAACCGTAAAGACGATGAACATAATAAATAAAGATACACGACCTTGTCCAAGCTGTGGAACAATGATATATAAAATAGACGGGTGTTCTCAAATGTGGTGTACGAGTTGTAGCACAGCATTCGATTGGAGAACCGGTAAGTTATCAACAGGGCGTATACATAATCCACATTTTTTCGAATTTCAAAAAAGATCACGTGAACATGCGGATATACCTTGTGGTGGTAGACCAACGATTAGTGAATTAGGTGATAAAAATGCATCGTATGAAATTATAGATATAGCGGTAATACTTCATAAACTTGATACGGATATATTGTATAAATATTCAAATGTACAAGACGAAGATAACGGTTATTTACGAATATCGTATTTGTTAAAAAATATAGACGAACACGAATTCAAAAGTGAAATACAAAAACGCGATAAACAAAAAGATAAATTACAGGATATAAGAGATATTTTAGAAATGTTTACAAATTCAGTTGGTGATTTTTTACGACAATGGGTAATAGATTCAAATGTAAATGTTATTGATAACGTATATAAATTAATAGTATACTCGAATAATGTAATATACGATATAAGAAAAAGGTATAATTCTTCTGTACCCAATTTTATAGAGGTACCACAAACCCAAGTTCATGTAGAAGTGTAAATAAATTATTAATAAACATGAACCAAGAACGTAACACACTCCCACCACACCCTTCGGTAAAAAAACATTTACAGCAAGGTGTCGATTTTTCAAACGAACTTCTTAATGTTATAGAAGAAATTACACGAAAATATAACGTACACGTTAGTCAGTCTGTAGAAATGGGTCACTTTTATAAATTAGATAAGTCTATGATGTATGTGTGTAGAAATTTAGTTGAATATAAATCGCAATATAAAAAACTTTTAGAACAATACGAACATTTTGAAAACGAATATTCGTACCCGAGTACATCGGGGTCCTAAGTCGTTTTAAAATGAAAATTTAGTTAATAATTAAAAATGGACAAGTCTAAACTTCAAGATATACTCGCAATAGTTGATAAAAACAACCACTCGTTTCCAGAGAATGACTATTTAGATATATGTAAATATTTGATGGACGTATATAAGGAGGAGATCATACCCGACAATCATGTCACTATACCGTTAGAAAATCCAAAATTTAATCAACCCCGTGTTCCCGGTGAAGAAGATTTTTATGCATCCATGAGCTTTTTAAGAAAAACGGGTAAACATGACTGTTTATATATCGCAGAAAAAATAAAACGCGAAAAAAAGGAAGTATCTCGTTACCCTTTAAAACGTGTAACAAACCGTATAGAAAGAGATATTCGAAAACAAATATGTCTTAAATACGATATTCAATACGATGAAGATAGTATACCAACTATACAAAAAATCAACTTATTGTTAGGAACTTCTTATGATTTAAGGGATGAATGTAAAAAATATATACTATTGTGGAACGATACAATAGAAAAATATAAGGAACATTTGTATAAGGTTGAAAACTCATTTAAACTTAAAATGACACAATTCAGGGAATTTCACGATACTTTGGGTGAATGTTTAGATAAATTAGCCTATATTTAAAGATTTAATAATTAATATAAGTAAACCGTAATGAAACCAACACCTTTCGTAAATAAATTTATTCGTTCGACTATACCCAATACTATTAGTGCTCAACACTTAGCGATATCAATTACTTATGAAGTTGAGAATAATCGTCGTTCGCCCGTAAAAAGTATAGAAATACACTCTTCACCCATTCTTTCGTATAACTATAATCTTGAATATGAATCATCGTCAGAATTATTACCAAAAAATGGAAATGAAGGGTATATTAAACCAATATCACTTTTCAATTTAAGCGGTGATAGTGGATATTGGTGTGACGATCTTTGTAATAAGGAATACATGTTCTACGACGACAAAGTTTGGTCGTACGATGAATATTATTCGAGTATGGATGAATTTATCACGAGTTTGAGAGATTCTTATAGTTATAAGGGGGTCATCGATAGTGATTGTGGGTTTTATAGTCCATCTATAAGAGGACATGTTAAACCCAAAACCCAAAACGAAATTTTATCCGAAACCATCATGGAACTCATCGATAAAAATTCAGATACCATACCCGAAGGTGATTATTTGAAAATATGTGACGAACTTACCAAAATTAGAAGGCTATAATAATATACATACGCATACACAGATTAACTATAAAATATATATAAAAAATTACGGCTAATTTTTCTGTACCCCCTTAGAGGGATTTAAACACTATTTTTTCTATTATTATACAATGGGTGAATGAAAGTCATGTTTTTTTAAAAAAGTATGGTCCTTATGAGAACCGAGTTCGAAAAATTTTCAAAAAGCCGTTTAAATCGCTCTAAGGGGGTACAGAAAAATTAGCCCTAAAAAATTTACGTCATTTAGGTTTTATACCCTGTATACAATTAATAAAAATACAAAATGGGTAATATTTTAAAAATAATAATTTGACGGTATTGTAATGATAAGTATTAATGAAATATCTCGTCTAGACGAAAAACGTAAAAGGTTGAGGAAGCAGACATATGTCAAATTACACGAACAAATATCAAAAAAAATACGACAATCCGTAGAATTGGGTCAAAAATACGTATTTGTACAAATACCATCGTTTGTAATGGGATTTCCACACTTTGACAGGACGAAAGCAACGCATTACTTAATTAGACAGTTTCGAATAAGTGGGTTTTATGTTCAACATATAGGAGAATTTGAACTGTGTATATCGTGGAGACCTAGGAAACTTAATAAAGAATCGGAAGAAAAACCAGAAGAAGATTTCGAAGATTTTCCAACACTTGTTAATTTGAAAAAGACGGCGAATAAGTACAGGGCGGCGCGATAATAATGACCTATAAAAAAACCTACTTTATCATAAATGGACAACCTCAACATATTAGTAGAAGCTAAACGTGAATACCTAGGTCAACTCTGTTTATTGATGTGCCCAGTTATGATAGAGACATTTGAAGAAATGTACGAAGAGGCTTATAAATTATCAAAGGGTAGAAAAGTTTTAGTAATGTATCAAAAATTGTTAAAAGAAGTTCCTAATTGGAGTGACGCTATGTCAAAACAACACACTGATAATATAGCGAATAGATGCGCATGGTTTAACGATTTATTGGCAGCCGTATTTGTAAGTTGCGTTAAAATTTTATCAGCCGTTCGATTAAGTAAAGACAATAAAAAAATTTCCCTTAAACTGCCAACAAATGAAGTATTTATTCAAATGTGTCACAATAAAGTCGCAGAATCTCTTTACAACGATCCTTATATTTACCACGATTCACAAAATGAACATGCGAGAAATGACAAGTTATTTGAAAGGTTTTCAGTGTGTGTCGAAAATTCAGTAAAAGAACTTATACCTGTTCAACAAATATTACAAACGTATATGTCACAACAAGAAGGACAAGACCTTGATTTGGGTGAAGCAGAAATCGGTGACTCTGAAGATCCCGATATTATTGAGGACAATGGTATGGAAGAGACAACTGAAGAACCATTTGACAATGAACAGCAAATGGAAGGAGAACCAATGATGGAAGAACCAATGGGGGGAGAACCAATGATGGAAGAGCCAATGGGAAGTGAACCAATGATGGAAGAACCAATGGGGGGAGAACCGATGATGGAAGAACGAAATAACAGCTCTTTCATGAATAACGAATTTAGAACTATAAATACTGCACCACAATCTCAAAAACCTATGCAACGCACACAGGATGATGACGGTGTATTTTTTCCAGATGCAGCCGAATCCCGCCAAAAAAACATCATGTATAAGTAAATGGAGTTCGAAGATTATTTAAGAGATCCAGCTTGGGCAGGGTTGATCGCTGGATTTATAACAGCAGGATATATCCATTTCAAATCGAAACTTAATAACGAAGGTAAACTCGCGGTTAGCGCGTATACAAAACCAGCCGCACTCGTTGCTATTTTAGTATTTTTTATCGTATCTAATGGTTTAGGTAAGAAAGAGAGTATAAGTACAGAACCATTTTAATTTTCTAGCTTAAAGATATCTAACATATATTATATACAAAATGACATCCGTTTCAGCATTTAACGAAATGATGGGGCAATTTCTTGTGGAACTTCATAAGACGTTTCCAGAAGAAAAAGGTTTGAAAAAGTGTTTATCAGCTTTTGATTTGATGAAAGAAACAAATCCACGACTGGTTGTTGATGGGTTTATGAACGGCGTGACACCATACGCAGATCAGATTTCGTCTAAGGACGAAACATTTTTCATTAAAGAATCTAAGAATCTCGATTTCATGAAAGGTGTTAATCTCGAAAAACATTGGTCGGGTTGTTCAGATAATACAAAAAATGCTATTTGGCAATACGTACAAACGCTTTACATGTTAGGGACTACTATAAAATCTATCCCAGAAGACACTCTATCAATGATAGAGAGTGTGGCTAAAGAATGTGCAGACAAAATGGGTTCCGGTGAAAATGGTGAATTGGATGAAGCTGCTTTAATGAAAACCATGCAGGGTATGCTAGGTGGCATGTTAGGTGGTAAAAAATAAACTTGATATATATAAATGACTTCTTGGTTCGAAGACCCAAAACAGCTCATTCGTACAGATAAAGTATTAGAATTTTGGCCATCAAAGTCTCTCTCTTCAGAAGAGAGAATTAATGCCACAGCGAGATTTATCATTTATGCAACGTGTATAATATACCTTATTAATAGAGACATACGTATTTTCGTTTTAGGGGGTACAGCTTTGGGCGTTCTTTACATAATGGAACAGTCGGATATGATAAAAGAGGGTCCACCCAGGTCAGCGCATGGTAAATTCGGATCGGCTTGTCAAATGCCTACTCAGGATAACCCATGTGCTAATGTACTCATGACTGATTATACTGACAGACCAGATAGACCAAGTGCGTGTTTTGGACCAACCGTTCAGAAAAATACGGATTCTTACATAACAAATGGTATACAATATGGACCTTCTCGTTCGAGATCAACATTACCACGTTTCCAAAGAAATGCTTTAGCGAGACAATTTACACCAACCGCGAATTCTTCGTTAGGTAACGATCCATATTATGAATTTATACATGGATTAAAAGGAAAAACAACATGTAGACAAGATCCACGCTTATGTGACCCAGATGCTAGAGGTGTTCAGCTCGAGGCGTTTGCGGGATTAGATCCAAATGGGGATAAGAGAAGTGGTATGCACAGAGGTTCAGGATTACCAGTTGGTCATTCTGCCTAATTTTACATTATATTCATCATTAGTAGATACTCGATTTTTCATAAACAAAATGTTTTGTAATAGTAAATGGCGTATCAACTTCAACCAGGAATGAAAATGGTCAGCGATAAAGCGGTTCCATCCGTTTGTGCAACTGAAGAGGTCTTTGTATATCCTCAGCCCAGTACCTTAAATTATGGTTCATCGAGACCAAATACAATGTTGTACGGAACTGCTCCATACATGGCAGGTAAAGGTTCCCCAGCTCAACACATAGAAGTGAGTGATGCTCTTAGACCACAGTCAACTTCACGATTTAATAAAATATTAGCAAAAACATACGAAAAAAATTTCCACCCACTCCAGAATGTTGCTTGTAAAATACCCCTTAGAACGAGAACATACGAACCATCGAGCACTCGAGCCGAACTTCAAAATGGATTATTTCAGCAAAGATATATCAATAAAAATGTTAATAACAAGTAAGAATGGCTGACCCTATATCTATATTGGCTATAGCAGGTCTCGTTTACGCTGGTCGTAAATTGAGCAAATCGGATGAAAAATACACAGTTGAAGGAAATTCCATACAGGGACAGGAAGAAGTTTTACCACCACCAATTGATGATTTATACAGTAGAGATATATCAATCAATGATTCATATTTAGGTGCACCATCACCATTAGTCGAACCCGGTTATTCATCAAAACAAGAGATGTCAACATTTGGAGATATTTCTCCACAATCTCGTTCGTCCGGTGGCGAAGTTTTGGATATGAGGAATCGTATGATGTACGACGGTGGTAGAATGAATAATCTTTCACCAATCGAACACCAACAAGTTGGTCCAGGTTTGGGAGTTGATCCAAATGTACCAGCAGTCGGTGGTCATCAACAATTATTCAGAGTTAACCCAGAAAATGTCGGTGCTTACAGACTTACAACTTTACCAGGGCGTTCTGGTCCAGCCTTTGATGGAAAAGGTGGTAGACGAGGAGTTGCGGGTGAACTTGGTAATAACAGACCAGAGAAAACATCGTTTCTTTTTGGAAGACTTCCACCCGTTCCTGGACGTGCCCAGGGAATGTCGGGTAGAGTACCAAGAGGCGAACAGGAAAGAACAAAACGTACAACAAATCGTTCAGAAACTGGTCTTAGAACGGATACATTAAGTACAGCTGCACCCAAGAGAAACGTTTCGGCGTTAACTCGTGCAGCGGAACCAACTCGAAACAAGAAGGATGGTAATATTGAAGCTTACGCATATTCCAATGCACCAGCACCAGGTATTAACAAATTCTCACACGGTTACTTGAATTCACCATCTACTAAAATAGGCGAAAAACGTACGTTCGGTGATAAGTACACAGTTGAAGAACTTACTAATTTTGGACTCAGGCCAACAGACAGAAGAGGTAAAGTGGGTCGTACACCCGGCGCGGGTCGTATGAATGTCCGAGCTGATCCACTCAATCAAGGTGGCATGGTAACAAGTGTTCGTTCGGATACTTCGCGTATAGATGGTAGAGTGAACTCAGCAGACGGTGCATGGACACAACAATACAGAAATAACGATTATCATCAATTCAACGCATACAAGGGAATGGAAAATCCAAATGCATCCTCTACTGGTTTAGACATAGCAAAGCGTCAACTTATGGGTAACCCATTGTCACATAACATTTCGTAATCAAATATAATAAATAATAATGTAAAACACTCATTAAAATAATGCTCCTATATTTTAATGAAGGTACACACTCTAGATATAGATAGTAGTGAAAGAGATCCTGTATTTTACCCAAACCCGGCAGACTACGTTGTTTCTCTAAAATCACCAATTTATGACGTTACTAAGATCTCATTGATATCAGCGCGTATACATAATAGTCAGTATTTGATAAATGAAAGAAATAACACATTTACTTTAAATTCAGGTGGTTCGGATTATGAGATAACTATACCCAACGGTAACTATAACGGTCTAGATTTAGCTTCTAACGTTGTAGCAAACTCGAGTAGCAAAATACAAAGTTCAACGTTTGATAAAGATACAAATGCGATAACTTTTACGGCAAATAACCCATTTACGTTTAAGTTTTATACTGGAACGAACGGGTACAGTAACACTTTAGTAACTGGTAAAACCACACCACATGATATTTTAGGTTTAACTGCAAGTGATGTGGATTCTACTCAAACTTCACCTTATACATTAGAGACCGGGAGTGTTAATCTACAAGGCGCGGATGGTATTATTGTAAAGCTGAGCAGTGGATCGGACGAATTTAACAAAACTATATTTTCAGATATACCTTTTTATACTGGACGAATACTAATGTGTGGAGACGTGATTAATTATTCCGGTGTAGATGATGCTGTAGAGCATAATTTCGATAGTGGTGCGCAAAAAACAATATCGAGTTTACGTGTACAATTTTACTATAGTAGTAATAATCGTCTCATACCTTATAATTTTAGAAATGCAAATCATATACTAAAACTTGCCGTTACTTGTACTACTGATAAGTTCGTGAATATACCTAAATATAGACGAGACGAGACCTTACCAACACCTATGGAAATCCCCAAGGAATTTGAGGATGTACATAGTTGGGATTCTTTTATACCAATAATGATGGTAATTGCAACTGGATTATTTTTACTTATGATTATAAAAAAACCACGTTCTAAGATTATCGAGTAACCGCGAAGACTGGTTGCGCTGGCTTTCTGACCTTTTTGGACACTCTAGACACGATGATAAACACAGTGATAGACAAAAGCGTTGTGAGCAAGGCAGTGAGGGTGTAGTTCATACCACCGTTTTTATTGACCTTGATGACTTGGTTAACCAACCATCTCACCAAGTCCATCCACGAAAGGGCGGCAGCAAATGAGAAGCCAGCAACGATGGCGTTGAGAGATTGAGTTTCGAGTTCGGATGCTACAAGTGTAATAGTTTCTTTAGCGATAGACATTTTTATACTATAAATATACATTTTATTCTGGGAGAAAATCTTCCTCGAATAAAATTTTCTTATATTTTTTCGTATTTTTCATGTATCCTTTTAATATTTTGACACTTCCTTCATTAAAAGACGTACTACACCCTGATGAAGATTCGGTTTCAGATTCGGTTTCGGTTTCAGTTTCGGAATCTGTATCGTCACCCGATGAGGAACTATTATCACCTATCACTTTAAAATATTTATCACTTGAGTCTATCCATCCTTCTGGTTCTTCAGAGATATCCATTACTATCTATAGCATTTTTTAACATCTGTTCTGTCGGGTTTTTCGGCACCCATGTATCCCAATTATCGTACGACATGTTCATTTTAACATACTTATATTCACGACCTGAATATCTTACAAATTCTATATCTTCTTCGTCTTCGATTTCCAATTCATCTTCATCCTCATCACTTTCAGATTCCTCATAAATCTCTGGAAAATATGACCCTGATTTTTTACCAACCTCGTTCATTGCGCAATATTTCATCGCGTATTCCACGTCTTTAGAGAGTATGATATCACGACCACACGCCTTTGCGTATTCGGCTGCACATACGATGGCCTGTTCCATAACAGGTTGAACTACATCTATAGCAGTTTGTTGAAATTGTTCTAATAGTTGTATTGTTGCATCTTTTTCTTGTTGATTCATTTTTAAAACAGTGTTATTGCAGTACCGTTTTCTATACGGAGTATATTATAACTATGTGCCAAAACTCTAAGTTCTCTTTTACACTCGTCTTCCGCGTTCAAAGTTAGTTTCAAATCCTGATCTTTAATTAAACTAAAATTAACCTGACCTGTAGGGTACCATCGCTCGGGT